GGTCGGGGGTATCGCCTACGTCCAAGTCTTTCCCGTCGTGGTTGACGGGGGAAACAATCACGATCTTCATGGTGCTTCCCCTTTGCTTACGCCACGGCGTTCTGGATGAAGTAACCGCTGATGTTGGAAGCGATTACGGGAGCCTCGGAGCGAGTGACCGGGAAGTACCAGGTCTTCTCGTTGCGGCCGTAGTAGGCGTCTTCGGCAATGGGATAGCCGCCCAGGTTGTAGGTGTAGCCGAAGGTCGGTGTGCCCATGTTCGCCAGGGTTTCGGTTTCCACGTAGGCCAAGATTGCGTGTTTGCCCCAGATGTCGGAGAGCACGCCAGCGTCAGTTGCCTGCACACCGTCAGCCACAATGCATTCCTGTACACCGAAGAACTCAGCCAAGATGGCGGGAGTAGCCACTTCGCGGTTGGAGTACTTGATGTAGTCACGGATTTGTGGGTGCTGGCGCAAACGCGCGAAGGTGACGGGGCCCAGAACCAGCAGGTTGGGGCGCTTGCCGGTGCTGGCGCGGATCTGCTCCTTGCCGGTTTCGATCACTGCGGCTGGGCTGGACACGCCTGTGTAATCGTTCCACTGCGCAGTGCCAGACAGCGTGACGCGGTTGTTGGTTGCGTAGTTGGCCAAGGTCGTCGCCAGAGTGGCCTGCGCGATTTCCAGACGCAGGTTCATGATGTTGACGGTCTTCTTGAGCGTCACGCTGGCCATGTCGATGCTGAAACCGTTGGCGCTGGCCTCGGCTTCCTGCAGGGTCTCGATGGGCAGAGAACCTTCCAGCGAGTAGTCCACCAGCGCAAAGGTGCTGCCGGCGTAGCCGACCTGCACGCGGCGGGTGGCAGCTCCGGGTGCGCGCACCAGACCGCTGTACTGCATGAAATCTTCGCGGCCGAACGTGATGATGTTGCCGGCACGTTGGCCGACGTTCACCACGGGGAACAGCTTGGCGCCAATCAGGGAATTCTGCTGGAAGCCCTGGGCAATGGATGTCAGTACGGGGTTGATCACCCGTGCCTGGGAGAGGGTCAATTGAGGCATGGAATGCTCCTAAAAAATCAGTTGGGGATGACCAGCATTTCGATCTGATCGCCAAGGGCACCTGCTGCAGTCAGCGCGCGGCCGACGATGGCGCCAGCAGAGCGGGTGATGTAGCGGCCGTTAGCGTCAGTTTCGAGCAGCGCACCGGCGGCAATAGCTGCACCGGCTTCACCGATGGCGGTACCGAGTGCGACCACGGGCACGGAGTCACCGATGGCGCCAGCCTGCTGGGCGGGGCCAAGCGAGTTGGCGGCGGCACCGGCTTGTGCGCCAGTGGCATGAGTGACAGCGCGGAACTGTGCAATCGCTGCGGTGGCAACGACGGACAGCACCAAGGTGTTGGTAGAACTAGCGGCCATGGCTTACGCTCCTTTCTGAACGGCTTTGACGGCCGCGATGTAGTCAGTGCCCGGATGGGCGGCTTGGTAGTCCTTGGCGGCTTTGTCCAAGGCCTGGGGGTTGCTCAGCAGACCGGGTGCAGATGCGTCTGCAGTCGCGGTTGCGTTGGTGTCGCTTTCGACGGCGACCTGGCCCACGGGCTTCACGGGGTCGGCAAAGCGGGCAGAGGCGACGCCGTTCAGCTTGCTGCGCTCGGCGGCCAAGATCTGAATGGCAGCTTCCGCGCCAGTGGTCTTGCCGTCGAAGGCGAGCTGCTCCACCAGTGCTTCGTGGCCGGGCAGGCTCTGCGCGCGCACGTCGTTGATGCGCTGGCGCTCAGCTGCTGCGGCCTCAGTGCGCACGGCGGCGAGGTCGGGCTTGTCGATCTTCGCCACAGCCTGAGCGCCAATCTCGGCTACCAGGTCGGGGCGCTTTTCTGCCAGATTGCTGGCATTCAGGCTTGCATAGTCCATGCGATTAGCTCCTTTGGACAATTTAGAAACGACACCCTCAAGGGTGCCAATGCTGTCGATCATGCCGCGTGCCAATGCATCGCCGGCGACGGCCACAGCGCCTTTGCCGTAGTTCTCAATCACATAGTCAGTTTTCTGACCACGATTCGCCGCTACGGTCTCGGCAAATACCATCCCCAAGTCGTCCACTACCTTTTTGATAGCAGACGCGCCTGCGTCAGTGCCGGGGTCGGCATTTTTTAGCGGGGAAATACTGGAAATGAATGTGTACGATTTCTCGCCGGCCTTCGGTGCGGCCAAGCGCATGCCCATTTGCACGCCCAGGCTGCCGATCTGCGCGGTGTCGGCAGCGGTGATGCTGTCGAAGGCAGAGCCAATCCACAGCGCGGCGCTGCACATCTGACCTTCAACGAAGGCCACCATGGGCTTCTGGCCGCGTGCGGCCTTGATCATGGACGACAGTTCGCTGGCACCGTCCACGACGCCGCCGGGGCTGTTGATGACGGCCACAATGGACTTCACAGACGGGTCGTTCAGCGCCGTGTTCAGGTCGGTCGCCAGCATGTCGTAGCTGGTCGCACCGGACACCTGCGTCATTAGGTTGGCCTTGCCGAACAGCGGGCCCTGAATGGGCAGCAGTGCCACGCCACCTTCGCGCACGGTCATGCGCTGGGTGTTCGCCAGTGGGCGGCCAAGCTTGGCCTCCAGTGCCTCAAGGTTGCCGCCGGCGTATTCGTGCTCGCGCGATGCGACGGCCGCGACCAGCTCCATACCGTCGTCGGTAATGGCCCATGGTGCGGCTAGGACAGCTTCAATGGCTCGGCGGGTAGTCATGCGCAGAATTGTAATTGGCCCGCTGTATCAAAACTCGGCGGGCGTGAGACTTTCGCTAGTCTTCGGCATCGTCGGGTTCGGGTGGTTCTTCCGGCTCGGCGCCGGGCTTTGCTGGTGCAGGCATGCCACCGGGTGCAGCTGCACCGGGCTGGGGCTGGGTAATCGGTGCCACCAAGCCGGCTTCCTCGCGCTCGCTGCGCTCGAGCTTTTGCTGGCGGTGCTTCTGGCGCCAGCTGCCGCCGTCGTAGGCCACGATTTCTTCGTCCAGCGTGGTCAGGCCGATTTCCATGCGCTTGCCGGCTGCATCGGCTTCCTTCGCGGGGTCGATGGCGCCGGGGCCGTCACCAGTCCAAGCCGCACGGGACCATGCCTTGCGGATGGCGGGGTCTGCGAAGAAACCGGGGGCACTGATACGGCCCATGGCCACGGCGTCGGCCAGCCATTCCTCGTAAATCGGCTGGCAGAACTTCGACGCCAGCCACTGCCGGCGAATGCGGAATGTGCGCCAGGCATCGAGCAGGGCCGCACGGGCAGCGCTGTAACTGCTCTGGAAGTGCTTCATGAGCACTTCCTTGGGGATGTTCAGGCCGATGCCGATCTGGCCCATGATGGCCGACACGAACGGGTCAAAGTTCGGGTTGGGCCGGCTGGCGTCGGCGGTCTGGATTTCCTCGCCGGGCAGCAGGTTGACGGCCGCGCCAGGCTGCAGGGTGCCGTCCCAGCGCTTGGCGCTCTGAGTGATGGCCGACTGCGCGCTGTCATCGAACAGGTCGGTGAAGGCATCTGGGGACATCTTCACGAAAACGGAGAACGCGCCAGCGACGACTGCGGCCGCAATCTCGGCCTCGGTGTAGCGGCTCAGCTGCTTCAATGGCTCGATGACGGGCGCCAGCTCGGGGACGCCACGGGTCTGCCCTGGGCGCTTCTTGCGGAATAGCTGGATGAGGTTCAGGCGGCCGCCGCTGCCACGGAATGGCACGCGCTCCCACTTGGCGGCCTTGCTGTAGGCGCCCCACTGGTTCGGGTGACGGTCGGCAATGTACGCGGCCACGGGCCGGCCCTGCTCGGACTTCTCGATGCCCTGCACCTGCGTGGCGACGTCGTTGGCGCCGTTGGGGTTGCTCACGCGGTCGGCCTCGATGATCTGCACCGCCAGCTGGTACGGCCAGTCCTGCCGCTTGATGGTCGCCAGCACGGCGAAGCTGTCGCCCTTCTCCAAGGCGCTGCGGTAGGCGAGGTCTTGGAGCTCGTAGAAGTCCTGCTGCTCCATGGCGTCGGCGTACATGCTGCACGCCCACAGCTCAAACTCGCGGGTGGTGGTCGCCTCCCATTCCTCGGCCGCTTCTTCCTCCATGCCCAGCACGTCGGCATCGATGGTCGGCTTCATGGTCAGGCCGGTACCCACCGTGTGCGTGACCATCGTTTCGATGGCGCCGCCGGCAATTGGGCTGTTGCGGATGAGGTCGCTGCTGCGGGCGCGGAGCTCGCGCAGGTCGGTGATGATGTTGCTGTCGGCGTCGCCGCTGCCGGGCTGCCACATGGCCATGCGATCGGAATATTGCCCGCCCGAATAGCCGCCGCCACCAGTCAGGGCCATGGCCGTGCGGGCTGCGTGCCGCTTCATTGCGGTCTGCGGCGACACATACGCGATGGCGCGGTCCAGCAGGCTCAGTTTCGGTGCGGGTTTTTTCGCCATGTTTTACCAGCCGGGGCGCACGGACACTGCTCGCGTGCGTCCTGCGGCTTTGTTGGAAAGGTTCTTCACGCGGTCGTCCCACAGCTGCACGCCCTTCTGGATGAACTCCAGATTGGCGCGCGTGAGCTTGCGGCCTGCGATTTCGTAGGATTGGCCGGCCAATACGGCGGTTTCAGCATCCAGATACTTCTGGAGCTGCGCTTGTGCGATTGCGAGGGTGATGCCGGCCATGATGTCGGAATTCTAGCGGGTTACGCTGTCTCAGTTCCGCGCCGGCGTGTGACTTTCGCGCTCAGGTGCCGGTAGATCGTGGCGCGGCTGCATCCCATTTCGCTCGCGATCACGCGCACGGGCTTGCCCTGCCGCAGGCTGCCGTCGATCTGCGCCAAGCTGATGGGCTCACGCGGGAGGATGGTCACCTTCTGGCCGCCGTAGGTCTGGCGCAGCTCGGCCCCCAGACGCTGGGCGGCATGCGGGTCCACGCCAGCTTCTCGGGCCAGTGCCACGAATTCGGCAACGATGTCGGGTGTCTTCATCTTCGGCTCCAGCCAGAAAGTGACACCTTGCCGGGCGACGGCACTGCCTCTTGAGCCGGCGCAGGTGTATCTGGCTGCAGATTTTCGGTCTTTTCGGCGCTTTTGCCAAGTCTGGCACGCATTTGCGTGTAAAACGTTGCCCGGTTGTGGCGGGTTTTTACGTATTCCAGAGCCGCGGCGGCCAGCACTTCGCAGTCCAAGTCCTCGTTGAAGTCGCCGTCTTTCTTAATCCACACCCGCTTCGGCATGCCGTTTACGAACTTCGTCAGCTGCTTTTCGCTGGTGAGCTGCTTGAAGTAGTCCGGATCCAGACCCATAGGCCAGTGGATCACGCCCGGGCCCGACGTGGCGTCGTTGCGCAGGCGGCTGTGCACCAGCGATTTGCCGGTGTCGCTGCCGATTGGCCACAGATCGACGCCCTTCTTCACCGTCTGCTTGCGGATGTTCACGTCCTGCTTCGTGGGCTTACCCAGCAGCACCTTGCCGGGCGTGCTCATGCCCTTGGTGGCCAGCACGTGCCGGGCCCTGTTTGCCCTTGCGAACGCATAGACGTGGTGGGTGGTCTCGCCGTCGCCGGAGTCCACCGCGGCCGCGTAAGCGCGCAGGGTGCCGCCGCCTGCGTGGGGGTATTCCTCGTTTATGGCGTCCAGCACCTGGCGCCAGAGCTCGGGCTGGGTCTGGTCGCCGTGGATGATCTTGCGATCCACCAGCCAGCTCTCGTCGCCTTCGCCCCAGGCCCGATACACCAGCTGCGCGTAGCCACCGCCGCGGCGCTGCAAGTCGATGCCGACGGTCATCACCAGCCCGCCAGCAGGTACCGTGCGCAGTTCGTAGCCGCCGGCCCGGGCTGCCAGCCCCTCCACGTCCAGGCGCACGGTGTTGGCGTCTTCCCAGGTCTCGGCCAGCACGGTGTTGACGAACACCTTGAGCTGCGCGGGGTCGCTGCTGCAGGCCTCGAACTCGGCCAGGATTTCTACCCAGCTTTTCCAGCCCAGCGGCGAGTACAGGGACGACAGCTGATATCCGCGCGTCTTGCCATCACCGGCGGCCGTGGCCACCCACTGGCCGGCCAGCAGCATCTTGGTTTTGTGGTGCTCCTCGATGATGGCACCGCAGTCGTCGGCGCCGCACTTGTAGCCGGCCGCGGTCTTGCCTTCGTCCAGCCAGATCAGCCGGTACTCTCGTGCCCGGGGGTCGTCGTGGTCGTCGGTGTATCCGCGCCAGCGCAGCCACTGCTGGTGCCCACAGTGCGGGCACGCCACGAAATACCGGCGCTTGTCGCTGCGTTCGAATTCCTTCTCGACGCGGCTGACATCCTTCACCGTGGGCGTGCTGGTGATCAGCACTTTGCGGCGACGCCCGAAAGTGGTCGTGCGCTTGATGGCCAGGGACACGGGGTCGCCTTCGTCGTCCACGTCCAGCGGGTAGGCGTCCACTTCGTCCATGAACAGGTACCGCGCCGGCATACTGCGCAGGCCGCTGGCACTGTTAGCGCCGGTCAGCACCAGCACGCCGCCGGGGAATTCCTTGCTGAGCAGGGTGTTGCCGCTGTCACGGCTCCGGCTCTCTGCCACGCGCTCGCGGAGTGCCGGGGTCTGGTCGATCATGTCGGCCAGTCGCTGCTTACTCAGGCGCTTGGCCATGTCCACGGTCGGCTGCACCGCCATCATGGGACCGGGGGCGTGGTGCATGACGTAGCCGATCCAGTTATTGCCGGTCTCGGTCTTGCTGGTCTGGGCTCCCCACATCAGCACCACGACTTCGGTGGGGTCCGTCACGCTCAGGCTGTCCATGGGCTCGCGCGCGTAG